GGTAAGCTTATGGTGTTTTGTACTGTTTCCTTTGATAAGTCAATCAACCTAACATTTGAAAATTTGTTAACAATTAAAAGAACCTGCGAAGATGAATTTATATTTGATTGTACGCTAAAATTATAGGTATTATCTCCAGAGCCTTCTAATTCGTAGGTGACTCCAGAAGACAAAGAATCAGAAACTTGACATATAAAAAAATAATTATTTGGTAAATTATCAAGGCTGACATTAATAGAAACTTTTAATCCATTAACTGTTAACACTTGCATAGTGTCGTTTAATTCATTAGTGAAAACTTTTAAAGCATCAAGGAGCTGGTATTGAGTGCTTTCGCTGTCCTCTGTTTCTGTGAAGTCAACTCCTGCATCTCTTATTATTTTATAAATGTTAGTTATAACGTCTCCATATATTTCACGAACCACAGGCGTTCCTGGATCCGTTGCTGTTTCGTTTTTAATTTGTCCGTCTGGAAATAAAGTATTATTTCCGTCCTGTACGATTGGTAAATCTCTTATTGTTCTCATTTTATAGCTGTATTACGTCAACGTGAATTTGTATGTTTTGTGTGACATTTGCGCTTTCTTGTATTAAAAAACTAGCCTTAGTTGTGCTTATTTTTTTAAAAACTAAACCTCTAAAATCATTGTCTAAATCTAAACTTCCTAAACTTTCAGCGTTAAAATCTAGTCTGTAACTCATATTATCCATTTCATTATCAAAAGTTATGTCAACAGTGGATCGTCCACTACCTAATGCAGTAACTGTGGCACTTATTTGACCATTAGATACTAAATTTGTTCCCGGTGAAGATCCTGAAATATCTCCCAAAACAAAACGCCCTCTATTCCTTAAAGCTGGCGTTCCAATTCCATTAATTATATCCCAAAAAGCAGCAGATAACAAACCGTTTCTATTTGTATTAGCTAAATAATCATCACTATCATCGCCGATAACTCTTTTTGTAAAAACAGATTTATTTCTTGCTGGCGTTGTAGCTACTTCATTGGAGCTTCCAGAGTCCTCTTGAGCTTGTGTAGCCGCTTTTAAGTAATTTAGCTCTTCTACTATTGTTCCAAGATTAAAAGCGTCTACCTCCCTTATAATTAATACGCTTGCGGTTGTGTTAATCAACCTTACATATTCATTTTCTTTAAAATCTCCTAAATAAGTAACCGACTTATTGGCATTGTCTAAAGTACCACGAATTGTAGTTTCGCTACCTTTATTAAAAGTTGCTTTTGCTCTGAATATTTCGTTATTGGTCACCTTACCTAATCGTATAGGCAAAGTTAAAACGCTTCCAGATTTACTTAATTCATAATTTAGATCATTTTTAGTGGCTAAACTTCTTAGTGAATCAATAAATTGGTAGCCGTTTGTTTCATTTTCTGGTAAATTGTTGAAGCTTAATCCAGATAAATTCATAAGCTTTGCGAATAGCTGATGAAAATCTCCATAAACTCTTTCGTTAACAGGTGTCCCATCTCCAGAGCCTGTGTTATCTTTTATCCTGCCATTTAGATAGTTTGAAGGATCTGAAAGGTCTATGTTTTGTAACGTTTCTTTATTTCTAGCCATTTTATTATTTTTTAATTTTGTATTGTTTCTGGTGATGAATTTGTAAAGTTAACGAATATATAGGCAGCTAAATGGGCTGGCTTTAATTTTAATACTAATTCCCTAAATTCACGCCTTCTGCTTTCTGGAATTACAGCGGTTTGACCTAGCTCATCCCCTCCAATAAAAAAGCTGGCCCATAAGTTGTCACCAACTCCATAAGATTCATCAGGATCTATTTTGTTTGCAATAACCTCAAAGGTTACTCCGCCATGAAAAGTTCCTTCTCCATGCTGAGTATCTCCTCCGTGCTGAGTTGCATCTACAACTGAGCCACTAACCTCTCCTGGCGTTTTGTATATCGGAACCGGCTTAGTAATACTAATACCGCCACCGCCCGTACTAAATGTAAGTGTATTTTCATAAACTCGAACATTAAATCCAGAAAGCCTTAACTGATTCTCTATAAAAATCCTTCCCTGTCTAGCCTTTATATTGTTTGGATGACCAATTTTTCTCCTTAAAGCAGATTTTCTAAAATCTAAATCATTTCCCGTTCTATCGGTTAATCCATATTTGTATTCTAAAAATGAAGCATCTTCTTTTGTAAAGTTTTCATTATCTGGAATGCTGGCATTTATTAAATTAGTGTATTCATTTATAAATCTTAAAAAACTTAAATTAATTGCATCATGCAATAAATCGAAAGTACCTCCTTTTGGTTTATAGAAAGCTCTACCAGTAGGGTATAATTCATCAACTAAATTATTAAGCTCCGTTACTATAATGTCATCCTCGGTTTGGACAGAAGTTGCTGGGTATTTATGAGGCGTTTTTAATCCGTAATCGGAATTAATACCATGCTGTGTTTTCTCATTTATCATAAATAATTTACGTTTATAAGATTTGGTATTTTTTCCCTGCTAAAAATAAAGCTTGTTTGGCTGACGCCATCTATTAACATACTAAAATTATTAAAGAAATTATCTGGATCCAAAACATCGCTGACAACTCCTTGAAGTTTGGCTGAATAAAGAATGTCATTTTTATTCCTAACTAAATCAGACCCATCAACAAAAGGCCTTATATTTCTTAAAAACTCAATTAAATTAAGCTCAATTGAATCCCTAACCGATGTGCTGCTATCTTCTAATCCTGTAATGTTTATCTCTACATCTACAGGATCAATCGGAACAACCTCTAAGTTTACCTGTATAGGCCTTCTTGCTCTTTGAGCTGTTGGTTTAGTTTCGTCTGGATCAAAATTAATAACCTCCTCCACTTCATCTAAAATAGCCTGATTCGGAACGCCTCCATTACCAGATGATTCTACAAATATTTGAACCGTACCAGCTTCTCCGTCTTTTACATAAGGATAAACAAAGCGCACTCCAGCAGCATCCGAAGCCCATATTCGGTAATCGGATTTAGAACCTCCTTGTGGTTCTAATTGAATTGCGTTTAATATAGAATTTCTAAATTCCTGCGTTGTTTCAGCGGCTAAAGGATCAGTAAAAGAAACAAATCCGTTTTTATTTATTGTAACGGTTTTATCTACACCAATAACTGGTTCGGTGATTGTTAAATTATTTCCGTTGTCTTGCGAATAATCCAAACCTCCATCTACAGATCTAACCGTTATTAAATCATTAGATCCAGTAAGCGTGTATTCATTTTCTAAAATATACAGCTTATTTGGATTTGATGAATCAATATTTGATTTAAAAGTCAGTCCGCTCCTCAAAACACTATCCTCTACGCCTGTAACATTTACCCTATAAATTGCAGAGGTGGCTGGTCTTATGTCTCTATTAAGATAAATACTACCTAATCGATTTAGAGATCCTCCGTTTTCAAAAGTGTCCGCCGTATCTGGATAAAGGTTTCTTTGAGCATCTTCAATCCCTAAATAGGCTAATTTAAACTGAGCGGCTAAAACACCAGAAAAGGCGTCCAAAACTTTCTTTAATTTATCATCTGACAGATTTAAACGGTTCCTTAAATCTTTGCTGATTTGCTCTTTTAATTCTACTATTGTTGTCATATTATTTCTTGAATTATCAATTCATTTCTTGAATTTTCCCAAACCATTTTTAACTGCCTATCGGATTGATTTTGAAATTCAGAAATGAATATAGCTATTTCCGCTCTATTATTAGAAGATATACTAACCTCGACCTCGAAATTAACTACATTATTAAGGAATTGTAAATCCGCATTAACCGCATCTTCTATTAATTTTCTACCCTCTCCATTTAACGAGACGGTCGACAAAGTCCTTTCCGTTTGTGAATTAAACCATTTATCTGGATTGTTAGAATAAAATAATTGGTTACCCCAATAGTCAAAATTTTCCTCTAAATCCGTTTCCTCGCTTGTAGTATCTTGTTCAACATTACCACCATAAAGAGCTAAATAAATAGTTTGGTAAATAGTTTCTGTAAGTAGTAAATCAGAATTTAAAATTCGCATTTCGCCTCCAGACCCGCTTTCAAATAAATTTATATCTTTCGTTGACAT